TTACTTCCTCGATGTCTGATGGTTTACCATATCCTTTGATAATTCTTTTCGCTTTTAATCTATCGCCCCATTTTGTATTGGTTTCAGTCCACACATCCGATGCTTTGTATGGCACTAACACCTTACCAGATTGTTTCACAAAATGATCTATAGGTAATGCGATAGCAGTATCCCATTCATCTAAAGCAAGGTCTAATAAAAATCCTTCTACATGATCTAAAATATATTTATGAATACATATGCGAGGAATATCTATTCGATCTTGTTTTAATTTTTCTATAACAAGAGGTCTCTTTTTTGGGTGTAGGTAGTGTAGATTTGCTCCTATAAAATATTCCGGTGAAGATTGTAACACATATACCAAAGGAAAGGTATCATAGTATGGAAGATATTTTGTTGTTGCTTTGTATTCAAATATAAATAATCTTCCTTGTCTGGTAAATCTTCTTAATCTATTTTTATCTTGTGCGTCTTCTTTTTCTATTCTATCTTTCTTCTCATCTCGTACTAAATGCTCTGGATGTTGTTTGATATCCATTGCCATAGATTTTAAAGTTTGTCTATACCACTGCCAAGATTGTTCTTCCCCATCAGTTTTTTCTTGTAATTTTTCGAAGATAGTTTTATAATTTTTTGTTTTCTTATCTTCTTTTTTAAAACCTTTTGCCATGTCAAACTCCTAAGTGATCTTCGGTGAGAATAAGAAATTCCATTTGCCTATCTCCACACCAATCACTTGCTGCTTCCCACTTTGCTTGGTTTTTTAAAAAGGTTAATACTTTATCTTTGTATGTTTTTGTTTGTCTTTTTTCTGGTGGTGGTGGAAGTGTTTGTTTCTTTGGTTTAACTTCGATCAAATACTTTTTAACTTCGTTAGTTTTGGTGCGAATTTTTATATAAAAATCAACATAATATCGATGCATTCTACCATCGAGAGGAGAGCGATATGGTATTACAATTTCCTCGCTAGAATATTCTATAATACTACTATTATTATCACAAAAAATCATAAATTTTTTTTCCCAACTAGACCTATAATATATTTCACAAGGATTCCCTTTATACTTTTCGGGATTTTTTGGTTTAAATTTTCCTTGATAATATTTTTTCATTTTGCTGACCATCCTTTATGGGATTTATTTCTACCTGATAATACCTGTCTCAAACAATTTACAGATAAATCATTTTCTCTAGCAAATTTTTCTAGATTTTTAATTTTTGTTGGATTTCCTTCCGGAGAAATTAACCCATATTCTTTACTGTTTTTTTCTGCTATTTGACATTTTCGTTCTTCAGATAATTTATTACCCCGCATAGGATGAGGTCTATTTTTGTATCTTTCTTTAGCTGCGTCACTTATTTTTTGTTTCGTTTTTTCGGAATGAGTTTTACCATACATCGGGTTTAACTCACCAAATCTATTTGATTTATACATACCATTTTTAGATCCAACATTTTTTCTTGATCTTGCAAATGATGGATTATTTTTACATAAAGATTTTATTTTTTCTGATATAATATCTTTAGTTTCTGGTGTATGTGTTTTTCCGTAAAATCCGTTTTTTTCTCCAGCACAAAATGATTCAGTTTCGCACAAAAATTTACCTTCTATGACACCTATGTATTCTATATTAAAAAGTTCACATAATTTATCAGTATTAAATTTAAAATGAATCTCTTTCATTATTGAAGATTTTATTATACCTTATTATTTATATAATAGAGTATGCCATAAATATAAATATAAAACTACCAAAAGTATTTAGATAGATGGCAACAACACCGGGTAAAGGGATGAAAGCTATCCAAGAATTGATATGCAAAGGTGGTGGACTTGCTACTTCTAATATTTTTAAAGTTACCTTCCAAGAAGACCAGCGAAACGGCAAATTAACAAACATAGTATTTCCCAAATTAAAAGACGTGCTGGGCCCAGCATTTCAATCAGCTCAATTGGCATCGGATAGTGCTACTGGTGGACCAGCACGATGGATTTCTTTAATGTGTGATGAAGCTAATCTACCGGGAAGTCAGTTTGCTACTGGTGAAGTTACTGGAATTTACACTGGGTCTGGTCAATTTAAATATCCACACACCAGAATGTATAATGATTTAACTTTATCTTGGATATGTGATGCTAATATGACCCCATTAAAATTTCTCAATACTTGGATGGATTCTATATATGATGACGGACAAACTACTATACTACAAGATAATGCTAGCGATACGAATTACAGAAAAAGAAATAGAAATGTAAGATTGACTTTTCCTGATCAATATACTATGTCTTGTAGCATATTAAAAGCAGAAAGGAATTCCAAATCTGAAGTTGGAAGACCATCTATACGATATTACTTGGAAGGAGTATATCCGTATGCTGTAGATAGCACTCCTTTATCTGCTGGAGTAACACAATTGCTTAAAGTAAGTGCTAATTTTTACTATGAAAGATGGTATGAATACTATACCGACCAGTGGAATAAAGTTAAATAAATTATCTAAATATCAATAGTGAATTATAAGTATACACTTGGAGTAAATCATGCCATTACCAAAACCTTCTGTACCAACCTATGAGTTGAGTGTACCATCTACAGGAAAAACGCTTAAGTATAGACCATTTCTAGTGAGAGAAGAGAAAGTATTGCTTATCGCAATGGAATCTCAAGATGATAAAATTATTAAAAATGCAGTAGTTGATATCTTAAAGAATTGTATTCTTACAAGAGGAATTAAGTTGGAAGAACTGGCCATTTTTGATATTGAATATATTTTTCTAAACATTCGCTCGAAGGCTGTTGGAGAAAAAGTAGAAATGAATTTGATTTGTAAAGATGATAACGAAACTAGAGTTAGATATGAATTAGATTTAGAAATGGTGGAAGTTCAATACCCCGAGGGTCATGACAAAAAAATAATGTTAACTGATACTAGTGGAATTATCATGAAGTATCCGGGATTTGATCAATTTATAAGCACTCAAATTTTACAAAAAAATCCATCTACATCTGAAGTATTTGATATAGTTATTGATTCGGTACATCAAATATTTGAGGGTGAAGAAGTTTGGGAATCTGGTACAACTCCCCGCAAAGAAATTGCAGATTATGTTGAAGGATTAACTACTAAACAATTTGAAAAAATACAAAAGTTTTTTATGACAATGCCTAAACTTTCTCATACTATTACTATTGTAAATCCAAACACTGAAGTTGAATCAGAGTATGAAATTGAAGGGTTAGTAAATTTTTTCGGATAAGCCTGTTTCATGAAACTCTTCAAAATCATTATCAATCTAATTTCAATTTGATGTATCATCATAAATTTTCTTTAACGGAATTAGAAAATATGATGCCATGGGAGAGACAGGTATATATTATTATGCTTAATCAATACATAGAAGAGAACAGTAAGCAGCAATGAATCCAGCAAAACCACCAGAAGGAATATTAGATCCACAACAACCTTGGTATTCTATTGATCGGGTTGGTGAAAAAACTTGGATAATATTAAAAGCTAAACTTACTGGTGGAGAAGCATTTGGGACATCTTATTTATCATTTGCATATTTAACAAATGCTGAAGCTGATTTATTAATTGAAAATATAAAGAAGTATGGTAAGTATCCTCAGGTAAATCAAACTGGTGGTGCTGGTGGATACGAAAATTTAGAAAAATATTATAAGTGGTTAGTAGAAGAGTTTCTTGAGAAACCTTTTCGTCAACAAGTAGATGCCAAGATAGAAGAAGCTGCTATCGAATCTCGAATGAAAGAGATAGAAGCAGGAAGAGAACAAGAAAAGGAAAAACAAAAAGAGAAAGAAAAACAAAAAAAACTTAAAGAAGAGCAAGAAATTCTTGATGCTGAGCAAGAAGCAATCGAAGAAAAAACTACAGAGATTACAGAGGAATTAGATTCTGTTGAAGAAGAAAAAAAACCAACTGAGAATCAAAACACTGCAGAAATTCCAGAAGAACCAGAAACAAATAAGTTATCTTCTGACATAGAAGCGATTAGTGATTCTTTAGTTACTATTAAGGGATCATTAACCAATCAAATTTCTGATATGGGTGCTATCCAAAGAGATAGTATCAAATCTTTGTCTGCTCTGGAAGGAATTAAACAATTATTTCAAGCACAAACTGATATTATTAAGAGAGAAGTAGATTCATCTAAACTTAAACAAGCGGAAAATTCGTTAGAAAAAAGCAACGTAGTTTCTGGCACTGACGAAGCTACTGATTTAACTGCTGATAATAAAGCAGAAGGAATCATTCAAGGAATAGATGGACCTACCATCACAGTTAAAACTACTGAGGGAGAATTCAGACAGGGACAAAAAATTACTCAAGGTGGTGGAGGTGGTGGTCTATTTGATATGTTGAAAGGACTTGCTGGTAAATTTATGGGCGGCGGCAAAGGTGCTGCTGGTAAAGGTGGTGGTGGAGCTTCACCTCTCAAAATGTCCAGTGGTGGTATTGCTACTGGTCCAACAAAATTAGCAGGCGGAGCATTTTCTCCCGGAGTATATAATAAACCAACACGAGGAAATCTAGGACCGGGACAAGCAGTAGTGCCATTGAATAGAAACATTGGAAAGAAAATGTTTCCTGATAAGATGTCACAAACTTTAAAGTTACAGCAACCACTTGCTGATGTAATGGCACAACCATTGAAGGCAATTGGATTGTCTATTCTTTCTGTTACTGGTAATTTTTTAAGATTACTTGGACCTCTTGCTGGATTTTTCACTCCATATATTGGAGGATTGGTTAAAGGATTTGCTAGTGTTCTTGGTGTTCCAGTTAATCTTATTACTTCTTTACTTGGTGGTCCTGTTTATGCTGCAATGGAAGACCAAAAGAGACAACAAGATATTTTTTCTAAGTTGTGGGCTTCTTTGATGGAGAAGTTTGGATTGAATTTTGGTGGAGATGATGATGAAAGTGGCGAAGAAAAGAAAGATGAAGATGATGACGACACTCCTGCTGATTTTCCTCCCGGCGCACAAGGATTGCTTGATTTCATTGCTAGTAAAGAATCTGAGGGAGATTATACTAAAATATTTGGTGGCAAAAGTATTTCGGGATTAACTGACAAAACAATAAGAGAAGTAATAGAAATTCAAAAACGACATAATGCTGCTGGATTTGAATCTGCTGCTATTGGTAAATATCAGATTATGATGCCTGGTGAATATGCTACTAAAGCTGGATTATCTTTGGATGATAAATTTAGTAAAGTGAATCAAGATAAAATGGGAATGGTTTTTTTGAAAGAGAGTGGGTGGGATGATTTTAAAAGTGGTAAAATGAGTGAAGATACTTTTGCAGATAACGTAGCCAGAGTGTGGGCAGCATTGCCGCTTAAATCAGGAAGGTCTGCTTATGCAGGGGTGGGTAGTAATGCTTCTTTGGTTGGACGACAAAAATTTATGGCACAAATACGTGCTTCTAAAACCTCTGCAGAATCTGGAATTACCACCAGTGATTCATCAATGGGTAAGATGCTTGGGTGGTCTATTGTTGAAGGTCCAAACTCTGGTTATGATGTCAATCCAAACTTAGAAATGCATGGTGAAGAAGCATATCTACAATACGAAAACGGATTTACTGTTCTTCCAATAGAAAATAGGAAATTTAGTTTAAGTAAAAAACCAAAAGAAACTTTGGATAGGTGGGAAGAATTAATAAATTCTGGTGATTCTAATAAAACATCATACGAAACTGGGGGGGTATTTAAGAATAATTTTTTAGGAAGTAAGAGTAAAAGATTGTCGGCAGGTCCCAGCAATTCAAGGATTGTTGGTCCTGATGGCGGAATAAATCCATTCAAACATCCAAAGGCATGGTTTCATCTTGGAGAGAATACACGAATCCCAAATGAAAGCACGGCAAAATTTGGAAGTCCGTTAGACTACTTTAGAAATAATCCTAATCCAAATACTTTGTTTGGTGATGATGCTTTGCAAAGAGGTATGAGCAATAAAACTTTTGCTTCTGGAGGAAAAGCAGGTATGTTTGGTAGACCACAGCAAGCATTCAATCCATTTAGGCCAGCTAACTTAGGTGGTCCTGGATCTGGTCCGACACCAATAACTCGTCAAATTGGGAAAAGACTTGCAGCGAAATTAGCGAATGCTGTGCGGGATGCTTCACGTTTTGTTTCACCAATTGGATCTGGATTTAAGCAAGTATTAAAAGTTGGTGGTAAATTTGCGGGTGTAGCGGGCACTGTTGCAGATCTTGCATTCCCAGAACCAGTGGGGCAGTATAGTCAAATGTCCGGTCCAAATGCATATTATAATTCTCCTGAATATAAACCAGTTAAACCATCCGCAACTGCTACTGGCAATAAACCAAGAGATAATAACACATTATTGATTAGTAGTCCTCCTCGGCAAATATCTAGAACAATTATTTCTCCTCCATCTTCAAGTCAATCTGCACCAACAATAATACAACAATCTCGTTCGATAAAAGAAGATATGATATTATTAATGGAATTGAATCTTGTTTAACCCAATAAATATAGATAAGGAGTAATATAATATGTCATCGGGAACAGTAGGATCTACATCTGCATACCAATCAGGAAAGGGAATCTCTTTTGCAAAAGAGATTGGTTCTCGTGTGCTTGCTGCTGCTCAATCTGCTAAAGACGAAAAGAAATTACAAGATGAAATAGAAGCAGATGGGGGAGAAGTACCCGAAAGTGCTAAGAAAGGATTGTTTGCTACAGCATTAAAGCAACAATTTATTACCAACCCAGTCAATGATTTAAAGAAAGGTATAAACAAAAAGATTGCTGGTGCTGCTAATGTAGCAGGATTTTTTGGTGCGGGTGGTAGATCATTAGAGGATAAAATTCTTGGTAAATCTTTAAAGATAAACAGCGGTGGGTTTGATAGGTCTGGATATAAAAAAGGTGGTAGTGATGATGACGACGATGGTGGATCTGGTGGAGGCGGTGGTGGTGGAACAGCAGCAACATTAGGTGCTCTGGTCTTAGATATTCAGTCGATTGCTTCTGCTGTTTCTTCTATGCAGGGATTAATTAATTCTCAGATGGGATTGACTTCTCAGATGGGAGATAATTTAGAAGAAATTAAAAATGTTTTAAGTGAGCAAGTATCTTTACAACAACAAAGAATAGAAAATGAAGAGAGAGCAGCGATGGAATCATCGTTGGAATCATCTCAACAAGTATCCGGCACAGATAAAGGAACATCTGCATTTACTGAAGGAGGAATGGATATCTTTAGTATGTTTGGTGATTTAAAAAATTTATTTGGTATTCTCAAATCATTACCTCAAATGTTTATGGGATTGTTGAAAGGAATTGTGTCAAAAATTCCCGGCGGTAAATTTTTACTGGGTAAGTTTGGTGGTGGTGCTGCAAAAAAAGTAGCAGGAGAGGCAGCAGAAACTGGTGCTAAAGGATTGCTTGGTAAGATTCTTCGTCCTATCTTCAAACGCATTCCTATCATTGGTGGTCTCATAGATTTTGCTGTTAGTTTAGCATTAGGTGAATCAGTTGGCAGAGCAGCAGCTAAGGCAGCGGGGGCAACGTTAGGTGGTGCTTTGGGTGGTATTCTTGGTTCAGTGTTTCCCGGTCCTGGAACAGTTGTTGGTGGTCTTTTGGGTGGTTTTGCTGGTGACTGGGTAGGAGGTTCTTTGTATGATATGATTGAGGGTGCTTTTAGAGGAAATAAAGAAGAGAAGATGGCTGCTGGTGGTGTAATGATTGGCGAGGCAGGCAAAGAAGCTGTCGTTGATTTAAATTCTGCTGAAGGAAGAGATAAACTTGGTGGATCTAATGCCAATATGGATGATGCTGGGCAATCTTATTATAGTGCTATTGCTGGTAGCACATTAGCAGTTACCAAAGAATTCATTGATGGTATGGGACCAATTGGTTCTTCTGTTGCTCCAATTATACAAGACGACATTGCTAAGTTAGGCAAAACATTTGACTTGCCTGCTACATCTATTAAGATGTCAGTAGGTGGTGCTGGATTAAATCCTGTTGCAGGTGCAGAGAAGAAAGGAGAGAAGTTTTTAGAAGATTTGGTAAGTGGAAGTTTAGAAAAAGTAAAAGCAAAAGAAGACAAAAATAAAAATAAAGGTGGTGGCGGTGGTGGAGACCCAAATCCTGCTCCCACTGGTGATGACAAGATCAAACCAAAACAGGATGTGAATCAACCAACGGGTGGTGGCAAATCTAATTTAACTTTTGGTGATAGTATTGCATCAGGATTAGTTGGTAGGCAAGGCGCTAATCAACAAACCGTAGTGGATGCTAGTGGGGTTAGTAAAGTTGGAGCAAGTCCAGCAGATGTATTAGGACAATTGCAATCATTTGACCAGAAAAAATTAAAAGGCAAAGTTGTTAGATTGTCTAGCGGTATTACTAATAATACATCTGACTTGAGTAGTGTAGAAGAACAAATAAAATATCTTGTTAGTGTGGGTGCTAAGGTGCAACTCGTTGGAGTTACAAATACTCCGCCAAAGACAGGTCCTTATAAACACTTAGAAAAACCTTTAACTGGAATGAACGATAAGTTAGCAACACTTGCTGCAAAATATTCGGATAAAGGTGTGTCATTCTTAGGTGGATTTACTCCAGGTTCGGATGGTATTCACCCATCAAATGCATCTGAATTGAAGACAAAATTTGATGTGGATGTTAAGCCAGAAAATAAAGTTGGTGCTGAAGATGGAGCAGCAGTATTAAAGAAACTTGCTGCTAAAGACACTCGGAATTCTGCTGGGAACAGCGGTGTTTGTGTGATAGGAGTTATTGATAATATGGAAGCAGCAGGAATTGCTGGTCCGAAATTTACTAGCGATGATGGAAATAATCCAAGAGGTCTTGCTGCACAATTAATAAAAAGTTATGGGTGGGGTTCTATTAGTGGACTTGGTAAAAAAAGTAATTTAAACAGTCCATACGGAAATGTTGGTGTTAACATGATGAATTTTAGTCAATGGAAAGATGCAGTTAAATCTAATAAGATACCAAGTGGTGCTATTGTTTTTATGACCCAAAACAAAGATTGGTCTGGTAATATGTCTAGCAATCACGATGCTTCTATCGCAAAAGAGGGAGGCAAAAGATTGTGGAGCGGTTATAACCAAACTTCGGTGGATGGAGTTGGTGCTGTATATGGAAATGCTTCTCAAAATATTATTGCTTTGACTCCCGGTGGAGAAAATATACCATACACTGGTGGATCATCTTCATCTGATGATGG